AACAGCTACTTTTAGGAGCACGCAAAGGCTTTATCCCACGCTTATTAAACGCTATTAAACACTAATAAAAAAAAGTAAAATTGACTTTAACCGCACCATGGCCTATCCTAAGGATGTTATCGCCGTAGGCGATGCTGGCAGATCAGGTGGCTTCCCCGGCCTTGATCGCCACACCGAGCGGGCGGGATCGGGATATAAAAACCCCGTCACCCATGTATATGTGTGGGTCGGTACACGTCTCGTGTACAGCGCGCTTCTTTTAACTAGGGGAACGAGGGAAGATAATAGTCCATAAAGACTTAGCCAAGCACGTAACGTGGGTAGTTGTAGCAGTAGCACTAATATATCTAATAGCTTGAGGGAAGAAAAATGATTACATCGAAAAGAACAGAAGAGATTATTAAAGAAGCATGTAGGGCAGAATGGCAATGGCCCTGTATAACTGTGGGAGGTGTGGATGGGAAGGTGCCTGAACCAGATACGGAAATTATAGAGGTACCAAGGCAAGCGTTATGGACCTTAGTGCTTTTAAGCCATATGTATAGGCAGGAGCTAAATAAACTAGGGAGCCAAATGGTACAAGTTACCGACGAGGTGGGGGAAGCAAAAGAGAAGTATGAAAAGCTGCTCCAAATGATAAGTGACGATATAAGCATGCTAGAGATGTATATGACTGTGAGTAGGTCAGGTAAAGAAGGACTTAAGTGGACTGGGGAGTGTGAGATGTTCTTTATGAGAAATTTTAGCGAAGAAGAATACAAAGAGGCGTATACGAAGGAAGGTCATGAGTGAAGATATGCTTTTCGGCCTTATAGCAGGAGGTGCGATAGGGGTCGCGATATGCTTCGTTATAAATATGATAGTTGAGAGGGAAGAAAAATGACATTAGAAGAGTTAAAAGATTGGATGGTCAACAGCGCCCCGGAAGGTATGGGAGAAGACAGGTTCGTGGTACTGATGCATGGAGCAGCTGGTCACATTGCTGTAGCGCATAACTTAGATGACGACACGGAATTTAAAGACGTTATTAAAACGTACCATAGTTTATTTGTGGAGGGGAAATACGATGAACGGACGTAGGTATGAGCCGCAAGATACTGAGTATACCTATGAGGTGTATGAAGGTTTATTAAAGGCGGAGTTACCTAGCTATCGGGGTACATCGTTTAATCTTAATAAATATATGATAGCATTTGGTGGGTTCTGTTTCGCTATGGGAACAGGTCTCGGAACTTGGATTGGAGTTTTTATGGCGTTATACAATGGATAAGCATCTTATCAAAAGGATAATCGGAAATGGCAGAAAAAGAAAAGAAAACAAGGAAATACGAGTACGACAGGACGAAGCCGCGTTACAGCAAGTCCAGAGTACCGAAAAAATGCACTTTTCGACAACTGAGAGCTATTGATCACTTTTTTGCTAATGGTGGTAATAAAAAGCTTGCTATGCTATCTGCGGGTTACAGTGAGAGCACAGCCAGATATAATTCCGGGGCATGGTACGATAAACCCCGCGTACAGCAGGAGATCAATCGCAGGCAGAAAGCACTCTCCAAGAAGCACGACTTGAATGCAGACTGGGTTATCCAGCGCATGATGAGGCTCGCTACAGCGGGTGAAGTTCTTGCCCCCTACAAACGTATAGATCGCGAAGGGATGCTGTTCTGGGACTTTACCGGGGCTTCCGAGGAAGAACTGGCACTGGTGTCTGAACTTAGCGTTGATATTATTACAGAAGGTGAAGGAGAAGACAGATCTATTGTCAAGAAGTTTAAAATCAAGTATCCTGACGCAATGCAGGCTCTCATGGCATTAGCTCGTCATCTGGGTCTACTTAACGATAAACTTGAGCTTTCTGGGTCTTTGAGTGAGCGTATCCAAGCTGGTAGAGCTAGGTTATTCGATGACAACAAAGACGATGACGCCAAGGAAACAGTCCATTAATGGGGAAAGATATAATGGGATCACGTGATACCAAACACCAATGTGTTGGGGCCGGGGCATTAAGATGACCAGTACCATAACAGCCGACGAACAATTAGCGGATCAGTTAGCTAAATTCTATGCCGATCCTTTAGGCCACGTGATGTTCTCCTATCCTTGGGATACTAATAAGGAAATCCAGAAAGTAGAGTTAAAAGAACCTTGGGCCAGTAGGTATAATTCCAAATATGGCCCGGATGTATGGGCCTGCGAGTATATGGATGAGCTTGCGGGGGAGGTTAAAAAGAGAAGATTTGATGGCAGAAATCCAGTTGATCCTATAAAGTTCGCTACGGTATCGGGCCACGGTATCGGTAAGTCTACGTTAGTGGCGTGGCTGATTAAATGGATCATGGATACCAGACCTAACTGCAAGGGCACTGTTACGGCTAATACTGCTGAACAGTTAAAGATTAAGACTTGGGCTGAACTCTCCAAATGGCATAAAATGTCCATGACTGAGCATTGGTTTACTTATAACTCAGGTCGTGGAGCCATGAACCTTTATCACAAGACAAATAAAGAAGGGTGGCGCTGTGATGCTCAGACTTGCAGGGAAGAAAATTCAGAAGCATTTGCGGGGCAACATGCAGCAGATAGTACATCATTTTATATCTTTGACGAAGCGTCTGCGGTCCCGGATAAGATTTTTGAGGTTCGGGAAGGTGGGACCACTGATGGCGAACCTATGGTCTTTGACTTCGGCAACCCAACTAGAAATTCAGGTCAGTTTTTCGAAAATTGTAAAGGTAGGATGAAGCATCGCTACAGGGTACGTCAGATTGATAGCCGTAGTGTTCACGTTACGAATAAGAAATTATATAATCAATGGATAGAAGATTATGGGATTGATAGTGATTTTGTTAAAGTTCGTGTACTTGGTCAATTCCCCTCAGCGGGTTCTGTGCAATTTATACCTACGGATCTTGTGGAGGAAGCTCAGCGACGGGAAGTTGTACCAGACAGAAGCGCCCCGCTAGTTATCGGAGTTGATGTAGCTAGGTTTGGTGATGATGAAAGTGTAATCTATCCACGTATCGGTAATGATTGTAGATCTTGGCCCGCAAAAAGATACAGGGGTTTGGATACTGTTCAATTGACAGGCAAAGTTATTGAGATGGTCAGAAAGTTTAGATTGCTTAGAGTTGAATACGCAGCCTTGTTTATAGACGGCGGTGGTATTGGTGGCGGCGTAGTTGATCAATTACATCATTTGGGGTACTTCGTTGTTGAAGTACAATTTGGTAGCAAGCCTGTAGATAATATTACTTATCGCTACAAATCTGATGAGATATGGGGCACACTTAGGGAGCAGTTACCGAGGATTGCCTTACCTGCTAATAATGAGTTAAACGGGAATGATCTACGGGTACAATTGACGCAGCGAGAGTTCGGGTATACACTGACGGGAAATAAAATACATCTTGAAACTAAGAAAGATATGAAAGCTAGGCTCACTGGAGATTTCTCTTCTCCCGATATTGCAGACGCTCTAGCTCTTACTTATGCTCAAGAGGTCGCACCAAGAGTTTTGGCTGAGGGCATGGGGCAGCCAGCTAGGGCGGTTGATGATTATGACCCATTAGAGGATGTAGTATGAACTACGATCACACAGCAGCAAAAGCCTACGTTAAATATATCGGGATGATATGGGATGAACAATTTGCAGATCGTATAGATAAAATTGCTGGGGAAAATGGTATCACTCAAGATCAATTTGATCTTATGGTACGGGAGTATTCATGGAGAGTTAAGTACATGTTTATTCCAACTGAATACTCATGGGTACAACGTATTGGTATTGCGTTGCACTTTCTTGGCGTAACAGATCTTTTCCCCGATAAAGGATAATCCCAATGTGCGTAGGCCCCTTAGCTCCCAGTAGCCCTAGAGCACCAGCCCCGCCCCCGCCTCCTCCACCTCCAGCGCCTCCTCCTCCCGAGGCTCAAGATCCTGCCGTTAGTCGTGCTCGTCGATTAGATCGTCAGCAAGCAGCTTTAGCTGGAGGCCGTCAGGCTACAATTTTGACTGGAGGATTAGGATTAACTACGGGTGCAGATGGTGCTAGGAAAACGTTGCTAGGACAATAACATGACCCACGCTACATACAGGGATTATCTAAACCAGCGAGTGAGCCAACTAGAATTGGAACGTCAGAGTTTCATATCACACTGGAAAGAATTGTCCGTAAATATTAGCCCCCGTCGTGGACGTTTCGAACAAACAGATCGAAATATAGGTACTAAGCGCCATAAAGCGATTATAAATAGTCGTGGTACTCAGGCACTTGGTACTGCACGTGCAGGGATGTTTGCAGGTGTTATGTCTCCCACTCGACCTTGGTTTGAGATAGGAGTGCCTGATCCTGAATTAAGCAATTCTACTAATGTAAGAATATGGTCTACGCAGGTTGAAGCGATCATGTTAGAGATTTTTAATACCAGCAATTTATATTCAATGGCCCCTGTTATGTTAGGAGAACTGTTGCTGTTTGGTACAGGATGTATGACCCATGTGGATGATGATGAAAATGTGGCTCGTTTCTATACTCATACAGCTGGGAGCTATATGGTATCTCAAAATGATAAATTTGAAGTAGATACTTTGGTGCGTGAATTCATGATGACTGCTGAACAGATGATTGAAGAGTTCGGCATGGAAAACTTGAGTATTGAAGTGGAACGCGCTATTGAGCAGCATGAGTTGCATTCATGGTTTAATGTCAGGCACCTCATTGAGCCTAATAAAGACTATAAACCAGACAATCCCCTATCTAAATTCAAGAAATTTATATCAGTAAAATATGAGCCGGGAAATAATGATAAATCTAAGCTTCTCAGTATTAGCGGTTTTGATGAATTTCCAGCTTATGTGCCTCGCTGGGCTTTAACCGGGGAAGACGTATATGGTACAGATAGTCCCGGTATGATTACTCTGGGGGATGTGAAAGGTTTGCAGATCCAAGAGAAGCGTAAAGCTCAGGCATTAGATAAAATGGTAAGTCCTCCTTTGGTCGGTCCCGCTTCAATACGTAATACTACTGTAGCTTCTATCCCCGGTGGGCTAACTCTATATGATGGAGATCCTACAAGAACTAAATTAGAACCTCTATACGCCGTGAACCTAGCTCTTGGAGAGTTAATTCAGGATATGGATAGAACAGAACGTAGGATTAACGAAGCATTCTTTGTTGATTTATTCTTGGCTATCACGGATATGGAAGGAATACAGCCGAGGAATGAGTTAGAGATATCTGAGCGCAGGGCTGAAAGCCTATTGCAACTTGGCCCAGTCCTAGAAAGCATACAAGGTGATTTCTTAGATAATTTAATCAGTCGTACCTTTAACCAGATGTTACGTGCTGGATTAGTTCCTCCTGCGCCTCCAGAGATCCAAGGCCAACCTATCAAGGTAAGGTATATCTCATCTCTCGCTTTAGCACAAAGAGCGGTAGATACTCGCCCTATCCAAGCACTTGCTAGCTTTACTGCAAGTCTTGTCGGCTCTGGTCTATCTGATGGTAAGAAGTTCAATGGCGACGCAGCTATTAGCAAATGGGCTGAGCTTACAGGCGCTCCAGCACAGCTCGTGGTAGATGACGAATTAATTGCTGAACAACGTGCTCAGGAAGCAGCTATCCAAAAACAACAACTTCAGGCTGAGTTAACTACTCAGTTGGCTCAAGCAGCAGCAACAGCAGGTACAGTTAATCTTGATGAGAATAACCCAGTATCAGCAGCTGTCGATGGTATTAACAGGCAACAGGGGCAATAAATGGTAGAGATAGATAAAGCACAAGGAGGTTGGGACGCTACAGAAGTACAAGTGCCCCAAGAAGGCGTAAACCAAAGTAAAACGCGCCAAGCTATATCTATTGCTGATCCTTATGTTCTTGATGCTAGATTGCGTCTTGCTTTAGTTAATGGTAATTTTAGATTACCTACTTCAGATCCGCTAATTTCAGATAATGTGGTGGCTAATGGGGAGAAATTAACTTCTATACTAAACAGGCTATTAGATACACAGATAGCTACTACGAATGCATTACAAGGCATAGTAAGAGACTTAAAATTGATGAATTTACATTTGGCTTCAATAACTGATGAACAATTTGAGCATAGAGATGTTCAGATAGACGGAGATTTATTATGACTGTAATAATTGATGGTGCAGGAACAGGCGTTGCTGTTAAGGTCACCAAAGAAAATAAGATACTTGCATCAGCTACATCCCACACTGAAGAACATTTTGCTTCTTTGATGGGGGATACATATATTGCTAATACTACAACTACTGCTAACACCTTAACTACTGTTACTGGAAATACTTATAATCTCCTATATATTGAGAATTCTTCTGCTACTAGACTTTTAATAGTGCAAAAAATAGCAGTGTCAGCTGATACGGCGGGCATGGTATTAGATGTTTTTAGAAATCCTGTACTTGGTGTTGTTTCCGCTAATAATGTTGAAATCCCTATTAATGATAATTTTTCTAGTGGTAAGACGGCAGATGGTATATTTCATAGTTGGGATGAGACGGGTACAGTTGGAATTGGCGGGCTGACTGGAGGCGATAATATAGGTTCTAATATCCTTCCCGGTGCTACTGTTGTTGTGCCTATAGATGGCTCTGTTATTTTAGGTCAGGGGAATAGTCTAACTGTTCGTGCCACAAATGGAACTGGCGGGAATGTAGAAGTATCTGCTTTAGTTAGATTTTACTATGAAGACGCAGACAAATGACCTTAAAAGCTATACTTACTGACAGCAAGACAGGTCGAGCATTACATACAGCAAATGTAGGTATACTTACAACAGATCCTGTATTAGTTGTTCAAGGTGAGGCAGCTATTATAGGTGTATGGCAGTCTGTTAATAGAACATCAGCGGGTACTACGACTATAACTACTCCAGTACTAAATGGCTCTGTTATTATAACTGATATATTAATATCAACTACAAAAACAGCTATGACAGATTTATTGCTACAATTTACTGATGGAACAGAAACTGAGGTTATATTTAAGGTTGATACATCTAATAATCCACATGCATTTGGTGTAACTATTAGGGGTAGATTGCAAGGTTGGAAAAATGCAAGAATTGATATGGTAACAACAGGCGCTGTTGATGCAACTATTACTTTAGGATATTTTAAAGTACCTACTGGTTTAGATTTTAAAGAGTGGGACGCACGAAGGTAGAAAGGATATAGAGATGCCTAGTCATACACCAAAAGAAAGAACTAAAAGGAGACAGGAGCGTGGCATTACGAAAAGGACGGTCAAGAAAAGTAATAAGCCAAAACGTACGAGCAGAAAAAAAGCGCGGTAAGCCGCAGAAGCAAGCTGTGGCTATTGCACTATCTAAAGCTGGTAAAAGCAGGAGGAAAAAAAGAAATGATTGATGCTGGGGATGAAAAAGAGGTAAAGAAAGGTAAGTCTAAGGATAAATTACGAGATGAGCTTGAAGTAGAACAGTTTCGAGTGGTGCTACAAACTTACGAAGGTAGGGCTTTTATGTGGCGATTAATCAGTTGTTGTGGCCTATATGATAGTGCATATGGAGAAACTAATGATGTATTTCGTGCTGAAGGTAAAAGAGATATAGCTCTATGGGTTATTAATGAGATGTTGCGTTCTTATAAATCTGCGTATACACTGATGCGAGATGAAGCGGTATCACGTGATACCAAAAAATAAGGGAAAAAGAAATGGCTGAAGAAATATTAGGGAATGTAGATCCTGATGCAGCACTTAGCGGGGATGAAGAAACTACGTTGTTAACTGGGGATGAGAACATTGAAGATACTGGTGATAAAGCCAGTGGTAAGAAAGCTGGCGATGATGCCAGTGGTGAAAACGCTGTTCAGAAAGAAACCGACGATAAATCCAAGGACGACGAGATCGACAAGGATAAGGGCGGTGCTCCTGAAAAGTATGAAGACTTTAAATTACCTAATGGTATGGAGATAGATACAGAAGTTCTAGCAGCTTTCGAAGGCGAATTAAAATCTGCCAATCTAACGCAAGAGCAAGGACAGAAGTTTATTGACTTACAAACTAAACTGGTAGCTAAAGTAACTGATGCTCAACAGGCGGCGTGGGCAGGTCAATTGAAAGATTGGTCAAGTGCAGCGGAGAGTGATAAGGAGTATGGTGGTGCTAAGTTTGGTGCAAACATAGATTTAGCCCGAAAAGCCATGCGAGAGATCGGAACTCCTGAGCTAGCACAAGCCCTAAATGAAACAGGTATGGGCAACCATCCTGAATTTATCCGGTTTTTTGTCCGAGTGGGCAAAGCTATCTCAGAGGATGGCGTAGTTATTGGTAAGGGTCGGCAAGCTGTACAGAGATCACAAGCTGAGCGTATATTCCCTAATCATAATAAAGCTGCCTCTTAACTTTTAGTTGAAAGGGCATGAGTAATGGCTACTCTTAGCACTGACAATCCGACCCTTTTGGATCTATCGAAAGTGACAGATCCTGATGGGTCAATCGCGGCAGTTGTTGAAATCCTTAACGAGACAAATGAAGTTCTTGCTGAAATGACTTGGCTCGAAGGCAACTTGACAACAGGCCATCGTACAACTGTACGTACTGGAATTCCTCTCCCAATTTGGCGTAAAATGTATGGTGGGGTTCCATCCACCAAATCAACCACAGCGCAAGTTACCGATAATACCGGTATGCTTGAAGCGTATGCTGTAGTTGATAAAGCATTGGCCGACCTTAATGGTAATACAGCGGCTTTCCGTTTATCTGAAAATCGTCCGATTATCGAAGGTTTTAACCAAGAAGTTGTTGATACTCTGTTCTTCGGAAACGAGGGTACAGAGCCAGAAGCTTTCACTGGTTTTGCTACACGCTTTGCTAATCTTGCCACTGGTTCAACTCCTGATCCTAACTCAGATAATATTATTAATGCTGGTGGTACTGGCTCAGATAATGCTTCTATCTGGCTTATTGTTTGGGGGCCGAATACTGTTCATGGTATTATCCCCAAAGGCTCTACAGCTGGTCTGCAAGTTAATGACTTAGGCGAAGTTACTGTAGAAGATGCTTCAAATGGTAGTAATACAGGTGCTTTCCAAGCATACCGTACTCATTATCGTTGGGATGCAGGTCTCACAGTTCGTGACTGGCGCTTTGTTGTTCGTATTGCGAATATCGATAAATCACTTCTGACTAACGTATTCACTTCTGGTGCATTCTCTACAGGCGCTCATTTGCCCGAGCTTATGTTCCAAGCTATGGATCTTATTCCTAATATGTCAGCTGGTCGTGCATCATTCTATATGAGCCGTGATATCAAAACTCGTATTCGCCAGCAAACAGCAGCTGCAACACATCTTGCTACTTTGACTATGGAGAATGTAGGCGGTGGTTTGGTGGAAATGTTCCATGGCATTCCACTGCGTCGTGTTGACGCGCTGGCTGGCGATGAAGCAGCCCTAACTTAATCCCTGTCCTAAAGGAGTAACATTATGATTATGGACGAAAGAACTGAATTCGCTGATGCTGTATCAGTTGCTGCTGCGGCAGGGACTGCGCTAATCGGTGATGTCATTGATATGACAGTAGCACGTGATATTGGTAATGGCGAACCCCTGTATCTGGTTATCCAGACTGCGGTTGAAATTATCACTGGGGGTGTAGCAGGAACTTTACAGTTTCAGCTTGCTTCTGATGCACAAGCTGCCATCGCTACTGATGGTACAGCTACTATTCACTTCCAAACTGACGCTCTCGTAACAGATGACGCTGGTGCTAATGCTGCCCAGTTTAATGCTGGCGGTGTCATTGCTGTTGTGGCCTTGCCACTAGAAGGCACTACTTACGAACGTTTCCTTGGTATCCTTGCAGTAACTGCAACTACCACAACTACAGCAGGCGCTATTGACGCCTTCTTAACATTAGATCCGCATGGTTGGGTATCCTTCCCTGATGCTGAGAATTAAGATCTAACTGAGAGGGGCTTCGGCTCCTCTTAACAAATGAGAAAGATTTAAAGACATGAAAGTAAAATTCCAAAATACATTTCGTGTTCAAGGGTTCAATAGAAAGAGATTTCTAGCTTATTCCCATCCTGATGGGGGTGTATGTGAAGTTCCTGACGCTTGGCGTAAAAAAGGTTGCTTACCTGCTACAGCTATAATTCTTCCTGACGACCACGATGAAACAGCTATTCTTAAGGCGGAAGAAGATGCTCTAGCACGCGAACATACTAGAGCATCAGCAGAAGCTGAAGAGAAAAGAATAAAAGAGCATGCTGGTTTACCTGTGGTGGAAGATGAAGATGATGAAGTGGGTAAGATTGACGAAAATCCTGTATGGGAATTCGACGGCCAAGTTTACAAAACAGAAGCAGCTATGAAGTCTGCTATTACACGCAAAAAAAATAAGGAGCCTGACAATGCGGTTATTTAAAATTCTAGCTGGAGCTACTCTAGCTCTTGGGATGTTCCCAAGTCTAGCTATGGCAGAGTTTGGCTTTATCGTCGATGCTGCTACAGTTGACGATGTGACAACCACAGCATGTACCAGTGATCGTAATCAGACTGTTGATATGTTTGGTGGCGGTGTAGATATGGACCAAATTTGGCGTCTTGAAAAAGAAGTTGGTTCTCCGGGTTCTGGAGTTTTTGGAGTTGTTCCTCTTTTTGAAGACGTATTCCCCACTGCTCAAGGTGGTGCTGCTGTAGGCGGAACTACACAAATTGCTCGGCATACATCCCCTGAGAAAGCTTGTTTTCGCTTGCGTATGCGTACTGATGCTGGCGGTACTGCACAAATCCAGTTGGTGACTAATCGGCGCACTCCTACAGCCGCCCCATCTAGGTCTACTCATATGACCTTCTTTGATGACTTCAATCGCAGTATTCTTGCAGTGGCCGCTTTGGGGTCAGCCATCGACTATCTTAGTTTTGCGGGTGATGGTACAGGAAGTTCTGTAGTCGGCATCGGTGAGGTTTCCCCCGAAGGTAACTTAACGTTTACGGGTGGGGACGATGGTGATGCAGAAGATACATTAGAGATTACTCTAGGCGTTTCTGCCTACGGTGGCCTTGTTAGTGCTGGTTTGATCATTGTCGAGTATCGTTCTTCTGTTGAAGACATCACAGCGGGTGACTGGATCTTAGGGTTAACTGAGGATGTTACTGCCAATGCAAGCGAGGATATGGAATACGATGTTAATACTAATGTCGTTACTGATTTCTCTACTGTGGACAGCAGCATTGCTTTTGCCTTCTCTTCTGACGCGGTAAATCCAACGTTGCTACAAGCGGTGTCAACAAATGCTACAGCTATCGGTAATGCAGCTGATGAGTATACCCTAGCAGGTACACCCGTTGCAGCTACTTACCAGCTTCTACGCATTGAAGTTGATACCTCAGGTGATGGGTTTTGGTATGTAAATAATCTTCTAGTAGGCGCTGAGCCTCTTGCGGTAGCCACTACAGCTACTCTAATGCCTTACATGGCTGCTAGCTCTGCTGATGACTGTACTACCGCTTGCGGGGTGACTAAGGTGGATATCGACTATCTCTTATGGTCTGTTCCTCGTCCTTCTGGTACGTAAGATTAGAGGGTAAATATAGGGAAGGCGGGATCTCCCACCTTCCATCCCTTTTCTTTAGGAGAACCTGATGGCAGTAATTAGCGTAGTAAAAATTTGTAATATGGCGCTATCTAATATCGGGGCCAAATCAACAATTGAGAGTATCACTGAGAATACTCCAGAAGCTAAACGCTGCAATTTATGGTATGATTTTAGCCGCCTCCAAACTCTAGAAATCTTTGACTGGAACTTTGCTCAGAAAAGACTTACGCTAGCTCTTCATAGTGATGTAGCTCCCGACGGAGTATGGACTTTCAGATATCAGTATCCTTCCGATGGCGCGAATATACGCTTTTTGCAAAACCCAGCGGGAGAAACAGCAGATGCTATCCCTTTTACTATTGAGCTTAGCGTAGGTCTTTTCTGAGCAAAGTTCCAGTCAAAGATTTCTAGAGTTTGGAGGCGGCTAAAATCATACCATAAATTGCAGCGTTTAGCTTCTGGAGTATTCTCAGTGATACTCTCAATTGTTGATTTGGCCCC